CAAAGATTTACAAATTGATATAGATATTTTATTTAATTGTGCAGATAGTTTCTCAGAAGACTTAGTCAAGGGTTTATCCCCAAAAGATTTAAGTAAATTGATTGAGTACGATGATTTTACTACGTTGAATGGTGCCGCAGGGGTACGTTTTGTAGATAAAATTAACCGTAATACTAGTGCAGGATTTCCATTTAATAAATCTAAACGTCATTTTTTAGAAGCTATACCAGAGCAGCATGGTCTGCCGGATCCAGTTGAATTTACTGAGGATATTTTAGAAAGGATAGCTGAGTGCGAAGATTGTTATGATAATAATACTCAATACCATCCTATATATATGGCAGCATTAAAAGATGAACCTAGATCTTTTGAGAAGATCGCTACTAAAAATACCAGAGTTTTTACAGGAGGTCCTGTAGAACATGTATTTGTTACAAGAAAAGAACTTTTATCATATACAAAAGTTATGCAAGAAAATAAATTTATTTCTGAATGTGCTGCAGGTACTGTAGCTCAATCAATTGAATGGGATAACATTTATCGTTATCTCACACATTATGGAAATGATAGAATTTTCGATGGAGATTATAAAAAATTTGATAAAAGTATGCAATCAGCAGTGATTCTAGCTGTTTTTAAAACTATAACTAATGTACTACGTAAAGCTGGTGCTACACAAGATCATATTAATAGATGTTGGTGTATAGGTTATGATTTAGCCTTCGCGGTTATAAATTTTAACGGTACACTTATGCAGTTTATGAAAGGTCATGTTTCTGGTGAAGCATTAACAGTTTTAGTTAATAGTCATGCAAATAGTTTATATTTACGATATGCATATACACTTTCACATCCACACAGACATTGTAGAGATTTTAAGAAGAATATTAATTTAATTACTTATGGTGATGACTTCGTTGGAGGTGTTCATCCAGAATGTAATTTCTTTAATTTCAAGATATTACAGACAAAACTTAAAGAAATTAATATAGAAATTACACCGGCTGATAAAAAAGCTGGAGCTTATACACTAATGGATATTTCTAAGATACAATTTCTTAAACGTAGTTTTAGATATAGTGAAGAATTAAATTTATTTGTTTGCCCTCTTGAGGAAGAATCAATAAAGAAATCTCTTTTAGTAAATGTTGCTTCAAAAACCATTACAGATGAAGCACAAAGTATAGCATGTGTAGAAAGTGCAATTAGGGAATATTTCTGGTATGGAAGGAAGAAATTTGAAAATCAAAAGGAATTCCTTAAACATATTGTATCTTTGAATCCAGAAGTCGAATATTATGTTCAACCTAGTACCTTCCCACATTGGGAACAATTAATAGACGATTATTGGTTGATCTCAGGTAAATTTGGCCGATACGATGTATCTGCTCATTTACAAAAATACCTATGACAAGAAAAGTCTTTAAAATAACCCATACATTAACTTGACACTTAATATATGTGTAAAATAGTCCCATGAGATTGGAAATCTCCGATGGATGTGGCCTTACTAGCCCTTCCGTTTGTACTTATTTGTTGGAAATTGCGTAAATCTATGTAGGGATGGCTCTACATGCTGTGGCTCACACTCACAGAATGATTGTGTGGATAATAGTACAGTATATGTTCGTAGTACTATTATGAAAAACGAACACGTTTCGGATGGATTTTTAATCCAGGCCGAAGAACAAGAGATGAAACAGGAAACTGGAGATTCTCTAACAGCTGAAGTTTTAACTTTCGATTCAGCTAAATCTACGAGCTTATCTTATGCAGCGATATATGACGAAGTCGCTTCGTCTATATATACTGAGGATTATTCCTTAGGTGAGTTCTTAAGTAGACCTACTAAAATCGCACATTATACTTTAACACCTGGTGCACCTTTTGCGGGTTCTACAATATATCCATGGCAATTGTATATGACAAATTCACGTATCGCTAAGAAATTAGATAATTACTCATATATTCAAGCTAAACTTCACGTTAAAATTATTGTTAACAGCACACCCTTTATATATGGTAGTTTAGCGGCTTCTTATCAACCCATGTTTAATTTCACACCTTTTAATGAAACCACCACCATTGAAAAAACACAGAGACCTACAATTTGGCTAGATTTATCTAGTTCCTTAGGTGGTGAGATGACATTACCATTCTTTTATTTCAAGAATTGGTTACCGTTGAAAGAATCTGATGATATTCGTGATATGGGGAAATTTGATATATACCAACTTACAACTGCTGCCGTTGCTAACGCCGGCATTACAGCTACACCTTC